GATAGATGACGGAAAGTTAACCAAAGCAATATGGGATGAAACACCAGAAACTGGATCACAATCTTTAGCATACATGGGACTTGTGGCTCCAATGATTAAAGCTATACAGGAATTATCTGCAAAAGTTGCTTCTTTAGAATCTAAGATGGTATAATAAAAACTATATGGAAAATAACTTAGACATTAATTTAATTGTGCAAAGCTTTCAAGATAGAGTAAATGCTCTAACGCTTGAAGCCGTCATTAAAGATGCTACTATTAGGCAACTTACTGAGCAATTAAATAATGTAACTAATCCAAATACTATAGAAAAAACACACCAATTCAAGCCAAAGGATAAAATTTAATGAGTGAAGATACAAACGTAGAAGTAGAAGACGTCCAACAAGAAGCAACTGTAGTGATTAAAATTTCTCAGCAAAATCTTTCTTATAAAAGTGATTTTTCTGAAACTGAAACAGTTTTTTGGCTGGAAGCAGTTAAGAGCCTTATTCTTAAGAAGTCTTTTGAATTGTCTGGATTGTCTGAAACAAGTAAGTAAAATTAGTAATTCGAATTACTATTATAATTAAACCTAGTTTAAAGCAGGGTATATCCTATGGCCGTTAGATCATATCTGCCTTTTTTCTCTGACAATAGTGGCTCTTCAGTAGTTGAAAAAGCATTAAAACCAGAAGAATTAAAAGGCTTAAGTAAGAGCATCAAGATAGCTGCGTTAGCTTTGGGCTTTCGAGGCTCTTCTTATTATTACGGCACAAGAGCTGCTTTTGAGCCGTCTCCGTACGACTTTAATAGGATTACCCAAGCTTGTGATACAGACGGGTATGCTCGCCAAGCGGTCTCTAAACACCGTGAGCTTTTCTGGAAAGAAGGCTGGGAAATCATTGGCGAGAACGAAGAAGCTGTTTCTTATCTTTACAGAAGAATAGACTTTTTTGAGATGACAATGAAAAGACCGTTTTCGGAATTTTTGACAGAACTGTCTGACCAGCTAATAAAATATTCAAACGTTTTTGTTGTCAAAGCTAGAGCTGATTTAAGTTCTTACTTTCCCGACACACTAAATGCCATTAACGGAAGTGACCCAATTGCTGGATTCTATCTAATCCCTACTGAGCAAGTATACATTTTAAGAGACAAGCAAAACAGAGCTAAGGCTTATCAACAAGCAACTGATCCTTTAACGTATTCGCCAAATGACAAAGACCCAGTATGGTCTGCAGATCGCGTAATACACATGTACTTTGATAAGAAACCTGGAAGAGCTTTTGGTACTCCAGCTTTGTCTACTGTTCTTGATGACATTATTGCATTAAGACAGATGGAAGAAGATATACAAAACTTAGTCCATAGAGAATTATTTCCATTATATAAGTACACAATAGGTACAGCAGAACAGCCAGCAGAGCCAGAAGAAATAACAAAAGCTGCAGCTGAAATAGAAAACATAAGAGCTGAAGGTGGGCTAATATTGCCGTTCAGACACGCTGTAGACGTTATCGGAGCTAATAACACTGCACTCGATGCATCGCAGTACTTAAATCACTTTAAGGAAAGAGTTGCAGTAGGGTTAGGCGTTGCTCCTCACCATCTTGGCATGAGCATGAATGGTGGCAATAGATCAGTCACCGAAAGATTAGACGCTGCACTCTATGACAAAGTCAAGCAACTTCAAAAGCAATTCTCTGACTTAATAAGATTACATATTTTTAACGAACTTCTTTTTGAAGGTGGATTTGATCCAATTGCAAACCCAATGGAAGACGGCATATCAGACAGATGCTTCTTGAGATTCAAGGAGATAGACGTTGATACTCAGGTTAAGAAAGAAAATCATTTAATCCAAAAATATATTAATAATCTAATCACATTAGACGAAGCAAGATTAGTTCTTGGTTTAAGTACAGAATTAGATGAAGAGCTATTGTATATGGCTTTGCAGGCAAAAGCTCAAATGGATATAGCCGCAAACGCAGCTGCAGTCGCGCCAACACCAGGAGCAACTTCTACCAGTAAAACCGGAGACGGGCAAAAACCAGCTCCCAAAGGACAGGTAAACTTACGCTCTAGATCAAAAGATGCTGGCAATAAAGCTCGCCCATCTAACCAGTTTGGAAGAAACAAATCTTCTAATATTAAAAGATCAGCTGATGATTTAAGTTGGCTTCCAGCAATTGAAAAGTTACTCGATAACGACTATACTGTAGTAGAAGAGAATAACCCAATTACATTATAGGAGATATATGATAGTAGATCATAAGTTGTTAGAAGATTTGCAAAGTTCCGTTTCAAACAGTCAGTATCGTTTGTCTGATGTTCATGTCTTAAGTATATTAGAGCAGTTAATTCCAGCTATAGAAGAGCTAAAAGAAAAAATGGATATTATAGAAGATTTTCTTTCTTCAGACGAAGATGAAAAACAACCTACTATAGCAGTAGAAGAAAAAATCGTAGAACCTAAGATCGACACTTTAGATGTAAAAGAAGATGTTGAATCGAAAGAAGTAAAGGCTAAAGCCAAAACTAAAGAATAATGATTGCAGGAATAAAGGAGCAAAGCAATGGTTATGAAAAAGAAAATTTATATAGCTGGTCCTAGAATGGGACAAAATAACGCTGCGTACGGGATTGAGGCAAAGCCAGCAAAATCTTCTAAGACTAAAACAAAATCAAAGAAGAAAAAGTAATGGCTAAATCACCAGCATGGCAAACAAAAGCAGGGAAAAATCCTAAAGGTGGCCTTAACGCAAAAGGACGTGCTTCAGCCAAAAAAGAAGGCATGAACTTAAAGGCACCAGTAAAAGCAGGCAATAACCCAAGACGTGCTTCGTTCCTTGCGCGTATGGGCGGTATGCCTGGTCCAGAACGTAAACCAAACGGTGAACCAACAAGACTTTTATTGTCGCTTAAGGCTTGGGGGGCTTCATCAAAAGCTGATGCTAAAAAGAAAGCTGCAGCTATTTCCAAAAGAAATAAAGGAAAGAAGTAAATTATGGCTAGCAAGAAAAAAGTTTGGGATCAACCAAGTCCAAAATCTAAACCTAAAAAACTAAGTACTAAAGCAAAAGCTTCAGCAAAAGCAATGGCAAAAGCTGCAGGACGACCATATCCAAATCTAATTGATAATATGAGAGCTGCAAAAAAGAAAAAATAATGGCAAGCAAATCTAGCAAAAACGCTAGGAAAAATCAACAAAAGAAAGAAGTAGAAAAAATATGGCAATGAAGAAAGCATCAAAAAAAATGTCAACAGCTAAAAAAGCTGCAGCAAAAACGGATGACACGAGTGCAGCACAAAAGAAGCTTCCTCCTTTTATCCAAGCAGCAATAGATAAGAAGAAGAAAAAGAAGTAATAAAAACAATTAGTAAAAATGTTTGGAATTAAAAATTTTAAGATGAAAGATTATGTTTGATGATAATTATAGGATGCCCAATTTATAAACGAGATTGGATTTTACCAGCTTGGTTATACTTCATTGAAAACCAGTCTGTTAACTTATCTGACATTGGTTTTGTTTTTGAACTGGGAACTGATGATGATGAAACCATAGGAGTATTATCTGCTTGGAAGAAGCATCATCCGGAAGTAAAAATATTTGATTTAGAAGTAAGAGATGATTTAGCTCATTTCTCACACAAAGAAGGGACCCGTCAATGGTCTTATGCCAAATATGCTAATATGGTTTCGATGCGTAATTCTATTTTAGAAAAAGTAAGAGACGCAAACGCCGATGCCTATTTTAGTCTTGACTCAGATGTTTTACTTACTAATCCAAACACAATAGAATTATTGTTAAGTCACATTTCTATGGGCGCTGATGCTGTTAATACGTTGATGTTTATGACACCATTTGGAATTGATTTTCCTAGTGTAATGTCTTGGGTCAATGGCAGCAATTACGAAAAAGCCCATAGAAATATTTCTTATCCGTTAGGGTCTTATTTCCAATCAGATGTTATAATGGCAGCTAAGATGATGTCAAAGGATGTATACAAAAATGTAAATTACGAATTTCATGCACAAGGCGAAGATCTAGGTTGGAGTAAAAACTGCGCAGAAAGAAATTATAATCT